GAAGGAAATACCGTGAATGAACTATCATTAAAAAAATTAGAGGCTGCTATCATAGAGTTGAAAAAGAAAATTAAAAAACAAGGTAGGGTTACTAATGCGAGAGACGAAGACCATCTTGAAAGATTGATGAAAGTATACAACGACATGGGTGGAAGAAAGATAAAAGAAAACAGCGAGTCTTTAAATTGGTTGTATGAGAAGTGTTGGAAAGGATACGAGAAAAAGGGTATGAAAAAAATGTTCGGTAAGATGTATCCTAACTGTGTGAAGAAAAAGAAAAGTGAAAGTGTAGATGAGGGAACCTGTGGTTACGGTATAGATGGAAAGATTGGTGAAGAACCAGCAGGTCCTAACTTGATGAAAAAGATTAAAAAAATATCCAAAGATAAAGAAAAGAAAAAAATAT